ATGAAAAAAATATTGACACTGGCTCTTACCGCAGTTCTGGCATTCTCTGCCCTTACAGGCTGCGGCTCTTCAGAAGATAAAAATCTTACCAAAGTAACACTCAGCGAAGTGGCTCATTCCATCTTCTACGCACCGATGTATGTCGCTATTGAAGAGGGATATTTTGCAGAAGAAGGCATTGACTTAGAGCTTGTAACCGCATTCGGCGCTGACAAGGTAACAACTGCCGTTATTTCCGGCGAAGCCGACATTGCGTTTATGGGTTCCGAGAGCACCATCTATGTATACAATCAGAATGCAGACGATTACCTTGTCAATTTTGCCCAACTGACTCAGCGTGCCGGAAACTTTATGGTAGCCAGAGAAGCTATGGATGATTTTGACTGGAAGGATTTAAAAGGTACTTATGTTCTTGGCGGACGTAAGGGCGGCATGCCGCAGATGGTATTTGAGTATGTTTTAAAGAAAAACGGCATTGACCCTGCCACAGATTTGACCATTGACCAGAGCATTGATTTTGGAAGCACAGCAGCAGCCTTCTCCGGCGGAAAGGGGGATTTCACTGTAGAATATGCATAAAAACTACACCTTACATAAGCATTTCCAAAACTAGGGAGAATGCAACTCTCCCTAGTTTTTTCCTTCTATAATAATGGCATTAAATCCCTCTGCCATTAATTTAGCTTTCATCTTTTCGGCATTTTCTTTGATACTGTAAGCACCTTCCTGTCTGTACACACGATAAAGCTTTCCCTTTTCTCCTTTCGGAGCTTCGATAACTTCTTTGTTTTCGACAGGTGTTTTATAAGTCTGCCCGGTGATACCCCTCACAATCGCACTTGCCATGCTATGAACAGAATAAAGCCCGACATCATCCGCATCATCTACGAAGCAGCATTCTATCAGCATTGCCGGAGCTTTTGTTTTTTTCAACACATATAGACCTGTGCTGTACTTTACGCCACGATTCCTGAAGCCAAGATTAGCTATTGCCTGACATACCTTTTCTGCATAATATTTCGCTGAGCTGGATGAAGAATATACAAATACCTCGGTACCGGTTGTTGTGCCGTTACCTATCTTATCTGCAGCTCCGGAATTAAAATGAATACTCACATCCAAATCTGCTACATGAGCGTTGCACTTTGCAACAATCTTTTTCAACACATCATTCTGGCTTGTCCCATTTTCGCAGGTACAATCATAAACTGTATGCCCCAATTGCCGGAGCTGCCTGATAACTTCATCCTTAACTTTTCGGGCCTCCGTGGATTCCTTAATTAAACCTACTGCTCCGCAGGCGACTTTACCGTCCGGATTATGACCGGCATGTACGTTGATGATCATCTTTTTCCCCTCACTCACATTCTGATCTGATTCTTTCTGCATATTTAAAATATCATTGAGAATATTAATAATCTTATAGCCGTAACTGTCCCTGGCGTCGTTTGCCGCTTTCAGCGAACTGTATTTTTTCGTATCATATCCGGGCACCGCCCACGAACCGCCAAGCTCCTCAAAGTGTTTGGCAGTTCCGCCTTTTTCTTTGACAAACCATGCTGTTCTGCGAGGGTCCACGCACTCACAGTTCAAGTCTTCTTTCGTAGCATATGTCTTTGCATGCTGCGCCTGTGCAAGAATTCCTGTTGCCTCATCAGGAAAATACGCCCCTTTTGTGCTTGCATTCAGGGTTCCAAGTCCAGCATAATTGTTCTGATCAGGCGTTACTGTTCCGGTAAATCTAAAATCGTTTGTTTCCCAGCATGACTGAGCAAATAGCCCGTCACCGCGAACACCTTCTTTTGCTGCTTCTGTGATGAATAACCGACAAAAATCTACCACTGGCATGTTGATCTTCGGATTAGGATTTTTTGACAGCAAATATGCTGCCATCTGCTCTGCAGTAGCCTTTGCTTTGCCTAAAATATTAGTCATGACATCCTCCTATTAAAAAAGCACCGACCATTCCTAATCGGCGCTGAAGCTCTAAAAAAGATAATATAAGAGGACGGTTTCCCGTCCTCTGCTTACTGCTTTTTATATTTTGTCCTGCTCCAGAGATCGTGCACACGTTCCCAGCCTCCGGTGCTTACCAGATACACAATAAAGGCTGCGATAAACGATGCAAATACGTAATACCAGACAATCACTATTTTAAAATACTGACACGCAATAATCACGGCCAGAGGACACAGTATTAATGATACTACCAATACAACCGCATTTGTCGGCAGCTTGGCCAGTCCCGGCATTTCTTTGATGATCTGCGTAATCATACTCACAGCAAAAGCAATGATACCAATCGCCATAAGCGCATAAGTTACATACTGCATTAATAATTCCATGTTCATTTAAAATCCTCCTATTTTTCCCACTGATGGGCTTGCTGATTAATATGTTTTTCCATTTTATTGTATGCGTCTGTTACATTACCGTTTGCGCCTAACTGTTTGAGACCATCCAAACAGGCAAGCAAGCAGTAACAAATAACACACTGTTCATCCCTTACTTTTTTAATATCTTCGTCCTGCCGGTTCTGCTTTAAATACCACCGGTACACAGCAAACACAGCAGAAAAAATGACCGTAATTGCCGTGATAAGGCTTGCGGTCGTAATAATTGTATTGGTATCTACGTACAACGTCTTATATCCACCTTTCCCCGGCGTTGCGCCGGCGCAACTTTTTTACATATAAAAATAAGACCCTTTAAGGTCTGTCTCTAATCGCCATATTATCATTCCTTTTCTTTTTAGCCGTTTTATGCTACATTTTCATCTGCTGTTTCCACGATTCGATAGCAGCAAGGTAAGCTGCGCTATCTCTTGTCGGTATATATACCAAGCGGCCGCCGATAGCACGGAAACGACCTCCTGTACTGTCATTTAGATACCAACCAAAAGCACCGTCGGTATCATTACCGTCCCAGCGGCCGCCGAATCGAACGATACGGTAACCGTTTAGATTTGTTATTATTTGTATATAGTCACCAACCGGAGATGAACTATCGCCAAGGCATTCGGAAGGGAGGAACAGCCAATCATAATCATACTTGCCGTACCCCATCGCGGAAATATAACCTTTTTCGTTGGGCAACGTAAAACCTGCGCCCTCATAGTTTCCGCTATTTTTCGATTCGGCAAAATTAAAGTCAGTACAGATATAAGGCTGTCCACCGCCCATTGCACCATTACCCCAAACGTTGATGCCATAGACGAATTTCCAAATATTGCCCCAGAAATTTTCTTTTCCTCGATAGCAGACAGCAGTTTTTCCGTTTGCAGTTTCGGTTGTGGTAGTACCGCCCTTCTCATTGACAGTCTGTTCTGCCTTGCCTGTTCCGTTTCCGATGTTTGCTGTCGATCCAGTCAGCGAAGAACAGTTATTTATGTCATCGTCGCGAAAGGCAACAACCCCCCGCGTAATTGCTGTTTGCATGTTCATCGTACCCATTTCAATGACCATCAGCATTTGCTCAGCAGATACCTGCTTAACGAGGTCGCTATGCCAACCAGCACCCCTGTTTCGGGCAAGCTGTTCAATGTTCGGTCTCATTAATATCTGTGTTAAGCCCGATGCCGGTTTTGCTCCTGCAACGGAGCAGAACTTATCCGACGACACATTCATGACCTGTTCATCGTTCATCAAGTATGTACCTGTACCATCGCCACCGTCTGCATCCCAAATACTACCCTCATATGCACTTGTGAGGTAATAATCAACCTCATCCCCGGCTGCATCGTAGAAAGCCGGATGGAGTTTAAAGCCTGCGTGGGGCTTTTCCGAAACATAATAGTTTGCTTTCCGCAAATGATAACCGATACCAGTGTCAATCGGCTCATATGACACAGGATACACAAGGTAATAGAATTTCGGCTGATAGACCATGACCTGACCCATCGAGCCATCCTCCGCATAATCAGCATCACCATGCCAAGCAACGATTGTTCCATCATCAGCAACATTACAACGCTTTCTTCCCCCGAACATAGAAAAGCGGTCAAAATCTGCACCTGCTGTCAGACTGGCTGCGCTTGCAATCCTTGTAAATCTGCCGTTTTTGTAGTCTACCTGTATGCCAAGGACGTCTTCGCCAGACAGCCCAAGATAGGCCCTCAAATCTGCTACACTTGCAAGCGCTTGCTCACTATCATCCCGAATTGTTTGTTCTATTTTTTCAACATTCGCTTCTGCTTGCTCTACGCTCTCCCTGCTATTTTGAACCTCCTGTGCCATAGCAAAAACTTCATTTTTAGCCTGCTGTACCTGAGAAAGATACGTTCCCATTTTTTCAAGAAACTGTGTGTACCATTCTTCTGAAGGTTCTTCTATTCCCCCATCAATGGAAAGACCATTGTTAATCTTGAGCTCTGCATACAGCTCTTTTTGCACGTAAATCCGTCCGTCTTGGGTGCCATATGCAAATGGCATTACTTTTAATACACCATCTAAAATGCACGCCTTATCAGGAATAATCCAGCCATAACGTATTTTTGTATCACTTGCAGTTACATTTACTGCCGGGCTGTTATCTCCCACACCATCCTGACGCTCATAATGTATCTGTATGAGCTTTTGTGTTAGATCAATTCCATCCATATAGCGGTCACGTTCAAATGCTACATATTGGCTGTAGCTTTCGCCCGAAACAACAATCTGACTTGACATATTCCCAATGCTCTTATTGCTTATACTTATGATATTTTCATCAGAGTATGGTGCACTGTCGTAGCCTTCGACTGGAAGAAATACTTCTTCATCCTCAAGTATTTCTTCGTCTGGTAATTCTGCCAATAATTTTTCCGCTTCTGTCATGTCGCACCTCTTTCCTGATCTACTCTTGCTTTTCCTGTAGTTATCTTATAACCTTTCCGTACTCCGGTTACGCTTACTTCAAATTGTTTCCATGTAAGGGCTTCTGCCGGTATCTCGCAAGCATTATTCTCAAGCACAGTTGCATGCTCCTTTCCAAGCTGCCAAAAAGATGCTGCCTTTCTGCAGCCATTCCATTCCGCCGAAAACGTAAACTCTGTGCGGAGATATCCGCTTGTCCCAGCTACCAGACCGGAAAAATCACATGCGGGGTCTTTTTTTATACTCTGACCGTTTACGATAAATCTTAATGTCCTCATTTCTCACCTCTGGCAATTATAACTCTGCTCTTATTTTCATTCTATGTATCTTCGCTACTCCGTTACAAGTTCCTCCATACCGGAATCAATCAGAATCTCTTTTACCTGCTCTTTCAAAAGCCGTGGTACCTGTTCATACGTTTTCTTTCCCAACATAATCTGCTGTGCCCATAACATTGCCATCATTTCTTTACCTTCCTTTCTAAAAATTAATATGATCAAATTTGTTAATATAGTTACCATTACTGATACACCATTTCCGACATTTCCAGAATGCATTCCAGAAGCATATCAATATTATTTTTAAGCTCCACGTTTTCTGTTTGAAGTTTATCTATTTTTTCTCCTGGTGTTTCTCCAACTTTGTACAGAAACGGCTCAAGAAATCCCGCATTATATGCTGTTATTCCCTCAAACTGTGTATAGTTCTCATATTCAGCAATCGTCTGACCACGTTCTTTTACTGTAATTTTCTTTGTTTTTACAGCATCAGAAAACATTATCCGCAATTCTTCCTGTGTAGCCGATATTGTTTTAATACGTAGTGACCCTTCACTATCGATATATGCCTGCTGTATTTGTAACTCCGTTCCGTCATTGAATATAATCTTCATAAGATTCTCCTTTCTTTTTTTAATTATCAGTATAAGAAATAGTCTTTTAATGATATAGTCAAAGGTATTGACAGAGCATCTCTGTCTCTATTTTGCGTATCCTATACTTGATTGGATAGTTTAACGTACCATAATCGTAATCGTAAATATGTTAACACTGCGTTTTTATATGAATTATTGGTTATACATAAATTCTTTTGAGAAATTCTCGGGGAAATAATGATATACCCGTTATTTGCACCGTTACAATTTAGTATTTCAACACTTTTCAAGGTGTAACCTTTCACCTCAGGGACATTAAATGCCGGATCAGAATTGCTATCCAGAAAAAATGCATTATTAGCCGGCGCATTAATTGTATAGCCATCAAAATAAATATCCCTATATGTAATACCCTCGTTTAGTTCATCAATCGAACTTAATGTCTTAAACACTTTCCCGATTGAAACGATGTTCAATCCGTCTAATGTAACCTTGTACATTGGCATATCTGCTACAATATCTCCCGCTTGAATGTCCCCGACCACACAATCCGGAACTGCCGGATTGCTTTCCGCAGGATTCCCCTGTAAAACTTTCCACGTAATTGACTCCACATTAGTATTTCTATTTTTTTCATACCTTGCTACAATCAGGTCTATTCTTTTCATACCCTGTGATCCATTTGTGATAGTTACCGAATCATAGGTATTTTTTTTAATTGACGCAGCACACCCCTGATGCATCAGCACCCCATCTCGAATCTTAATTTCATTATTTGACGAAATCTCGGCTTCCATTTGCATACCCGTTGGCAGCACATAGGATTCCGCTCCGAATATTCCAATGTTAATATCCCTATCTTGTTCAGAAGTAATATGTGGCCTACCTGTATATCCTGTGATTATTTCCATTACGATTCTCCTTTCAGTTTGTACTCAACTTTCTCTTCTCCTTCTGATATCGTCCAAATCTTTCGCCCAATCGGTTTCGTAATGCTGGCTCCTGTCAGATAATCTCGACCGCCAACGATATCACCAATATCAATATTTCCTTCCAATTTTTCCATCGTCATATTATATTCTGTTTTGCTTTTATCCTCTTCCAATTTCTTAGTTCCATTATTTATAAGATCATCTCTCTCTGACCCAGAAGAATCATATACTTCTGTGATTTCGTCAACTCCTTTAAAGTATTGCGTTCTCCCTACATTTCCATTTGCGTCTACATACAAATGTTCTACTAATCGTTCCTTTAATTCTCCTTTTCCAAGACAGATAAGATGATTGACCCCCATATAACTTGCATTCATCGTAAAATACATGTTATTGTCGTTAGACAGCTCGTATTCTTCCGAATAATCCGCAATCGGCACCGCCTGCACCTGCACCCAGCCGGATTCGTTCGTATCGCCCTGTATATATCTGATATCAAGTCGATATCCAACAGATTTCAACATTTTTACCAGACCATCATGAAGCGTACAATATCGATCAAATTGATATCCATTTACCTTCACGCCAGTATCTTTTTGGACTCCATAGAACAGTCCTGGAAACTCTTTCTCCACATTTTCTTTTATAATACTGTTTATTTCCCCAGTGGCTATTGCATAATCCTGTCCTGCCTGTGGTTGGATCACTTTTTTCATCATCATTCCGCGCCATGTGTAGCCCTTCAATTTGATATTGTCCGCTTTCGTATCCGTCGCAATCCCTTTTACAATCCCACCAAACTCTGTGTCAGGAGAAAATACGCGACAGCCATATCCGACTTCTCCTGTCCAGATATACCGCGGGTACTCGATTTCAAAATCGTTTATACTATCTTTTGCGTCCTCTCCGATTTCAAAATCAATATTCGCATTCAGAACGTACCCTGTTTCTCTCCCTAATATATCTGTTACGATTAGCTCCATCTAGGCACGCTCCTTTCTTTGTAAACAGTAATATCGAAACCGAATTTTCCAGACCAGTTAATCAGCAGATCTCCAGACGGCAATAATTCAAATACTGAGCTGTCCTTTCTTCGTTTTGCGAATATATTCTGTACAGTACCATTCGTAAGATGTTTTGTGACAGTTTTTTCTTTGCTTTTAATCACAATATATTCATTCTGTTCCAATGTTTCCATGATCTGATATACATGTCCATTAATCGTCATACGAGGATTTGCACAAGGTCCATGGATAATCATCATGAAATTACTGCTACGATAGTGATCTATATACCAATGCTGTGTCCCGGAATCCGCTCTGGAATAATCGTAGTTATAGCCAATCGGATAATCCAGATATTCATAAGGTTCTCCTTGATCCGCAGAATCCGGATAGAAATCCTTAACCGATTCTTCCGACCAAAACGGATATGGACAATAGATTGATACTTTGCAATCCGTCCAATTGTTTCGCACTCCGGATACTTCGTTTCCAGATTCGATTATGTAACAGTCAATGTAATACGTTCCGAAATAAATTCTTCCAGGTGTTACATTAACAATGTCATGCTCAAATGCATTGGTCAGTTCGTCCAGCATCCGTTTTCGTTCATCCAAAGGACCGCGAAGCGTAAGAGTAAGGTTGTATGTAATAGATTCCTTTGTGAATCCATATACACTATCTCCTATTCCTGTCTCAGTAACTTTCTTTTTCCACCGATAATTATGAAAATAACCGGATGTTGCGCGCATCCGGTCACCAATCAGGTTGTATTCTTTTCCGTTTGAACATACGTATTTTATTTCAATCACTCAAATACAACCCCCAAATCTCTCAGCAGTCTTATAAATTCCCTACCACCTATTGATACATGCAGCTCCTTTCCGCTGCTTGCAATAACCTTCAAAATATCAATCAGTATATCTAATCTTCCGATTGCATCGTCATTATACTGTCCGCGTCCACCATCGAAAGAATACGACATATCCACTGCGCTGAATGGATTTGTTGCCATTTGCTTAAGTGCATCTGCAGCCGCTGACACCATTGAAGAATTCCCAACAATCCCGTTTGCAAGTCCTTTATCAATCATTTCCCCTACATATATTCCCCAACGCGCAGGAGAGTTGATTCCGAAGAACGAAAGTACATTATCTTTGAAATCTCCAAGCATTCCCTTTACAGAATCCCATAACATGTTTCCTGCATTTTTCAGACCGTTCGCAATACCGCTGATAATATTATGTCCGACACTTCCCCAGTCTACATTCAAAAATGTATCTTTGATTGACGTAATAATCTGTGGTATTTTTCCAATCAATGTAGGTATCGCTCTGATAAGTCCAGACGCCAGTTTCCCGATAATTTCAATACCGGACTGTAAAATTTGCGGCAAACGCTGAGCTATTGTTGTTACCAGTCTGGCTATCATCTGCGCTGCTGCTGATATGATCTGCGGAAGATTGCTAATAATTCCATTTACCAGGTTCAGAAGTAATTGTGCTCCACCTTCGTAAATCATCGGAAGTGCTGTTAAGATTGCGTCCAAAAAATTCGCCAGTAATTCTCCTGCGCCTGTGATCAATGATGGAAGATTTGATAAAATTCCATTCACAAGGTTCGTGACTACTTCCACTCCATTTCCAATGATTGTAGGCAACTGTGTTTGAATTGCCGTTTTTATTTGATTAATCATCTCACCAGATATTTCATACAACTGTGGTAACCCCGTCTGTATTCCGTTAACTGCTTGTGGTATAAACTGCAATAGTGCCGTTACCAACTGCGGAATTGCGGCCTGCATGAACGATACCAATGCACCCGGAAGTGCTGATAATACATTCCATACAGCGGGGAGTAAATTTCCGAGGTAAGTGATTGCTGAATCTGCCAATGCTTTTATCGCCGGTCCTATATCCATCCCGAGCGTTATCTCTCCCATTACATTTTTGAATGCAGCTTTCATCGAACCAAAGGAGCCCGAAAGCGTTGTTGCTGCCTCTTTTGACGTGGTTCCTGTGATGTCAAGTTCTCCCTGTATCACGTGAATAGCAGAGTATACATCCGACAGATTATTGATGTCATATTTTACACCGGTAATCTTCTGAGCGTCCGAGAGAAGACGCTGCATTTCTGTCTTTGTTCCTCCGTACCCCAGTTTAAGGTTGTCCAGCATTGTATAATTCTGCTTTGCGAATCCCTGATATGCGTTCTTGATATTTTCCATGTCGGTACCCATTTTATTCGCATTATCTGACATATCAGTCATAGCCATATCTGCAACGTCTGCCGCCTTAGATGTATCATTTCCGAGACTTGAAAGCAGACTTGCAGAAAAGCTTGTAGTGAGCTCCATATATTCGTTTGCACTCATCCCCGCCGTCCGGTAGGCTTGTGCGGCATTTGCTTTTACTTTATCTGCACTGTCTTTAAACAAGGTCTCAATTCCGCCAAGGCTTTGTTCTAAGTCCGCTCCTTCTAATATAGTCGCTGACAGTGCTTTTCCGATTGCCGCTCCAGCCACTACCTTTTTAATCATTCCAACCATTTTACCGCCGAATGAACTTCCTGCCGGTGCTGCTTCCGGATCAATTGCCTGTTGTATTCCGCCTTTTATTCCTTCTGCAGAAGGAATAATCTGAACATATGCTTTTGCCAATTCTGTAGCCATTATGTTCCACCTCCCGTCAGCCTTCTCCACTCCTCATCGAATTCTGCACCCGAAGAGAATGACACTGTATTGCTTTTTTCCTCCTGTTCTCCGATAAGATGTGCTACTATGGACTTCGGTCTGTTTGTTCCTTTTACTCCGTCTTCCGATTGTAGCCATGCAAGCATTCTCGTGTTGTCAACAATAGACGCCAGTAATATTTGTTCTGCAGTTGCTTTAGCCCCTGATAATTTATTGATTATTCTCGAATCCTCCCTCAACCCACATGCCAAAATCCCCGCCATTTTGCACGGCAGGGATTTGTAATCATAGATGTGATACGTTTCCGCAAAATCACAGATCAACGCATCTTCATCAGTATTTATCATGTGAGCGAGGATTAAGAGTTTTTTCCTGTTTTAGCTCCTTTGAAAATCTGTGTGATTTCCTCTGTCATTTTTGATGCAGGAACTCTTCCGCTATCATTTCTCAGATGCTCTTTCAGGGCATTCAGTTGATTTTCTCCAAGAACCTGTCGAGCTACTTTAGTTATCAGTGAGTTATTCCCATTGTCGATATCGCACAGAGTTTCGAGAAGCTCGTAATCGTCTAAAACTTCATCGTCCAGTTTATACTCGAATCCGCTTTCTGTTTTTCCTGTAATCATGTTTCACCTTTACTTTCCGGACTTTTTAATGTACTCATAGTGGGTCTGTCCTTCATTATCTGGAACAGCCAAAATCGTTGTATCATATCCTACAGCGCTGTCATCCTTATAGACAATATCTGCAACTTCCGAAACGCTTGCATTCGGAACGACAATTCTCTTTACTGCCCCTTTCAGAATTATGTCGATAACATAGGATGACGGTTCCGCTTCGATGTTGTTTACTTTTATTTTGATTCCTTCTTCGAGTGTTCCAGTTACATTTTCTTCACCATACACAGTCTTCAGCACATCGATGTTCAAAATCTCGATCAGCTTGAATTTAAACTTGTCCTCACTGCTCTTCTGGAGATTCAAAACCGTATCTCCTCCCCATGCTTTTACATTGTCTGAATCTTTGCTGTTCGCATTCGTCAGACCGTCATCAGAACAATAACCTAATGCTTTGAACGCTTGGTCCAGTGCAGTCACTGCATCCGTCGGCAATTTCGTACCTACAGGTGCTCTGAATATTGCACCGCCGATTTTGGGCTTACCAGCACTTACATTTGATGCATTATTTGGCATATTTTTTCTCCTTTCTAATAGTGAACGATGTCAAATACTGCCTGATAACGGTATTTCTTTCTTGCAATATCCGTATAGTTGTAATCACTGTTCAAACTGCACTTACATACATCGTCCAATTCAATACATCGTTCCATTGTTTTTTTTACTCTTTCATTCAGCAGGGCTGCTTTATATAAAGACGTAGAATAAGACTGAATCGCAAGAGTCGCACTTTCAATGTGATTCTCTTTACCACTTCCAGTCTTTTCTATCAATACATATTCATCCGGCATCCCATGATTTTCTTCCATGAATGCCGGAATCCCTGCGTCATTTAAAAAATCCAAAATAATCTTTTCAATCATTTCTTTCTAACCGCCTTTAGCAGACTATTATTTCCGTCATCTCCTCGGACCGTAGCAACTGCCCTTGTCTGTGCGATATATTCTTCCACCTCACCACCGGAGTGTCCTGCAATTCTGTGCGCATGTTCACTCAAAATAGCCTGCATTTCTGGTGATTTAAGTAACTCCCTAACTCCACTGCTGTTTAGTTCTATCTTGACTTTACTCATACCTTGCTACCATCCACTTCTGATTCCAGTCAAGTGGGATATTCTCGTCAATGCCCTGCTGCGGAAATCCAATTACCTGCCATGTTTCTCCAAAAAATTCAACTTTCTGGTCTTTCCAGATGTGATTGTCACCTTTTGGAATTGCAAGATTATATTCCGCTTTTTTCCCTGTAAGGTTCAGCATATCGGCAATTTCCGATGCGCTTGCCGGAGCGACCAAGACATTTTCTACGCTGATTTTTTTTTCAGCATAGAGAGGATGATTAAATTCGTCCTTTCCTGTCTCAATCTGATTGATCAGTGTGACTGTAATTCCTTTAATCCTTGCCATACAGCTCAATCACCCCATATCTCTGTCTTTTAAGGCCAAGTCTTGCAAGCTCTGATTTTTTGATGAACAGCCCACCTCCCGGTACAAGGTAGGTCCCCGACCACGAATATCCAAGTGCTGACTGCGATTCCTGGGACATCGGCTCTGAGTTTGTAGACGTCATCAGTGCCCGGGCCACAACGTCCACTGTTACGGATTTTGCAACACTTACAAGATATGGCTTTTCAGCCATCATCTTATCCAAGTCCCTTCCTACCTTATCTGCCTCAGCTCTCAGGCAGTCAGACACAATTGGCAATAGCTTTTGTGCTCTTTCCGCTTCCTGTTCTGTCAGACTTCTCCACAGCTCTTCAATGTCATTTAGGTTTGCAAATGCCTCCATCTTTATCACCAGCCTTTTTCCCAGCAGGCGGTTTAGGAGATTCTTTTATCTCTTCCCATTCATCGCCAGACAGTTTGCTTTTGATATCAATCACATTACCGGTTCTCTTGTTCCTGTACTTCATTAGACTCCCACCACCCTTGCAAAGTATTCAGGCACAAGGATGCCCCATCCGAGATATACCTCTGCACGGATGTATACCTGGTTATAACCTTTCAGGTCCTTCCCGGAATTATCCGGATCGCCATACTTAATAATTTCCAAAGGAATCTCTTTTGAGAATCCCCACTTAAACGCATTCTGGAAATCTCCAACAATTGCATGGTCTTTTACTGTTTCGTTATAGACAGTATTATTAACACTTACCGCCATTCCTCCGAGATTCGCCGGTGAAGCCCCGAATCTAAATTCCGGATACTGACGCACGCCATTTTCCTTTACGGTTGCCATATCTGCACCAAATACATTTGACAATGCCAGCCCGTTTACAGTTCCGTCGGCGCCCTGCACAACTGCAATTGCCGCATCCAGATTTTCATCTGGTGTACCTGCCGTGTATGTGATTTTCTGCGTTACTTTTCCGTCAAAATGGTTTGCTCCAACCACATCAGACGCGCTTCCGGTTCTCGGATTGATACCATGGAAAGCTGCAAGGTCAAGACCTCTCGCTACCTTCTTGGCAAATCCATCGTTAAATGCTGTCAGGATATCAATCTGTTCCTCCTCTGTCGCATACAAGAACTCATCCGATACACGTGCTCCATATTCAAACTTAATCGGCACGATTTTTACCGGATTTACGGAAATGCCGCCTTCTGATTTCTTTCCGTTTTCTGCTACGATGTCGATTTCCTTATCCATTGAAAAGATAAACTCTTTCATTCCGTTAAACGGGATCGGGGTCTGTCCGGATAATGCTGCAAGTGATGATTTTCCCTTTACTTTGCTGATTAAATCTGTGACTAACGCCTGGTCAAATAAGCTTCCTCTTTCTGTTGCCATAATTAATTATCTCCTTTCAAATTATCTAACATTTTCTTAATTGCTACTTTTTTGTCGTCTTTGTCTTCTCTTGGTTCCGGGTTGTATTCCGGATATGGATTTCCTTTCTTTAAGAACCCTGCGAGTATTTTTGCGTCCTTCTTCATATCCTCTTCTGTCTCGCCAGAGATTTTCGCGGCAAGTTCATAAGGAATGCCCTCAGACAATGCAATTTGCATTTTTTTCTCTTTTGTCTCATAGCTTTTAATGACCGCATCTTTTTCTTTTACCTGTTCCGGAGACAGATAGTCCTTGTACTTTTCCTGTACCTCTTCCGCAGAAAGATAATCTTTGTATTTTTCCCGTACTGCTTCCGGGGATAAAAATCCCTCGTACTGCTTGCCCAAAGCGTCTCTTTCTCTCTGTAATCGATCTTTAATTGCCTCGTCAAATTCTTCCTGTGTCTCAATTACCTTAAAATCACTCATTGTTGCTCCTTTCCCCACTTAACCCGGTGGTATCGGTAATTTTTATATTAAAAAAACACCCTTTCGGATGTTCTCTTAATAACTTGATCTTTGTTTTTTCTTTTCTTTACTTCCTGCGCATTTCCAGTATGCTAAAATAACTGAATCTAAAAGAGAGATGTCTATCTTCTCTTTAATTGATTTGTACCCAAAACCTCCATTTGTTCCAATCGTCCGCTTTTCGCAATTACTTGCCGATTGCATCAAGGACGGCTGATTTGCATGGCATATGGTGTTCTGGAACAATCCTTGTTCAAACGTTGCATTGGCCGCAATAATCTCTTTCACCGTAGGAAGTTCCGGTGCCTTTAATCCTGCATCTTTCATATCGTCCGCAAGGATCTGTTGTCCGTTTGCTCCATCCACAACGACTGTTTTTGGTTTCATGCTAATCAGATATCCTAAAATCCAATCGTTTCCCTCTCTAATCGGACGGCAGTCTAGTGCTTCAACAAATATTTTGCCTTCTTTTGTTTTTACTGCTACAGACATTGCAACATTTTCTCCGCTATGCCCGTATTTAATTCCGACAAACAAATCGCCAATCAGTTCCGGCTTTCCTGTAACCTTTAGCGCTTCCCATTCTGTCTTGCTGATTGCTGATTTTTGATTATATCTTAGCCATAATCCAAGTCGTTGGATATTGAAGTCTATATTATCTGTTGTGATCTCTGCACGGATTTTTCTTTCCGTCAAAATCGTTCCGAGTGACGGATTTGTTTCATACCACAGATCTATGTCATATGGGTCCGACTGATTTTCTACTGACCATTCCGCCCAACCAGAATCATATCCATTTCCGGAAAGGACCGTCTCACGAAACTTTACAAATACCGTTCCGGCTGAAACAACCGTCGGTGGTGTTCCAAGCATGATCGTCTGTGGATTCTCACTGTCTGACACAATGTATTTCAGTGTTGTTTCCTGTGCTTCTGTGTACTCCTGTGCCTCATCAATAATCAACAGGTCATATCCTTCTCCAAGACCCCCGCTTGACGTTCGTGTTCTAAATTCAATGATTCCTCCTCCATCCGTGTATAAATGCTCCTTTCCGAATGCTTTGAAAGACGACACAATATGAATCTTCGCTTTACTGCACATCCGGTCAAGACGCTCCCATACGGCATGTGAAGTCGTAGTTCTGTGTGCTGTATATAAAATACGCTCACCATGTTTCAACCCCCATAAACATCTTGCCAATACGTTTTCGGATTTACCATTTCGTCTTGGAACGGAATACCCATATTTCTGATGTACCCACAGCCCCTCATCATTGACGGCCATTAGATCGCACTGGATTAGCTGTTGCCATTCCAGAAGCACATTACCCGTCTGTGCATATAAATCTGCGGCTTCCTGTCCTCTTGTTTTTGTGTAAGGGATAACGACTGATTGAGTGGGCGTCTGACGTCCCAGTCTTTTTTCTGCCATATCATCCCTCCTACTTTTTAACTGTTACCCGCATGAACGATATTACCCCACCTCCCAAAGGGAAATAACACGGATCTCCATTTCTTTCAATCTACGAACAACCTCGGATTGTCCATTCCCTTAAAATTGGTATAAAAATACCACCAATCATTTTGACTGGTGGTATTCATCCTTCAATTTCTTTTATCATATCTTCAAACATTTTTTCCGGCTCTGGATAATCATCCAAATAAAACAGATCTCCATCCTCGTACACATTCTTTTTTGCTTCATCAAGTGAATCCGCATATTCTATCACAATCGCTTTAAACTGCACAAGACCAACCAAATGAATAATCTCTCCATCATCCAATGTAAAGCAAATATCTTCGCCGATTATGATTTCTTTATACTTATTTCTCAATCTGTTTTCCAGTTCTTCTATCCGCTTCAGCATCAATTTCATTTCCTTTCATATCGTACCGCTTTGTTCCTTGTTCTCCTTTTGATGTTTTATAATATTCCCCTCCGTGATGGCTTCCTTTTTCCGGGTGATATTGTAAAATACCGTCTCCTCCAAAATTTACTTTATATCCTCCACCATCTTCGAACTCTATATTCTTCAATCTACCCCTTTTCAGTGGTGTCACAGTATATCCAGCGTCCTCCAGTGCTTTTTTTAATGATTCTGGTGTATATGCCTGCAATCGTTTTGGATGCGCAACGATCTGAGCAGCTAATCCATTTGCAAGTGCTAACTCTTTTGCCTTTTTCTGTTTTATTATTTTATCATATTCTTTTTCCGACTGCCACTGTTTCGAATGTATATTTTGAACTTTTCTCTTGCCATCTGCTGGATTATATATTACCATGCATTTGCAGTTTTTATGTCTACGGTATATATCTTTTGGAACATTCGGATACTCATACGTACCTTCCAGATTTGAACACCAATCACAGCACTTCCCCGTTGATATCCTTATAATTTGGGGACTCATCCCAGCATTGTATTGGAAATTTGCATTTTCTCTCACAGTATCATCAACAACAGACTGAGTGAAATTCACCACAGGTTCACCAAGCATATAGGCGATATCATCGTAATTTTCTTTTCCAGAGACGATATCTACAATTCCTTGTACTTTATCCTCATTCATTTTCGGTTTTACTGCTTTTATACCAATACCTGCAGATTTATTTAATGATGTCTGAACCTCAGATGAAATTTCTGCCACAATGTCATAATTATTCTCCAGCATTGGTCTGATCACTCTGTCTGCAATGTTGTAATACATTCGGCCGTCTGGAAGAACAGAAGATGATATATTCCCCCCGAATACCGATTTCAGAATTTCTCCAACTTCAATCGCAAACTCATGTGCTTCTTCATAATTCGCTGTGCCGTTCCTGATCCGTTTATACAGGTCTTTTAATTTTTTACTGTTTGCAAACCGGCTTTCGAAGTCACTCTTGAGCTGTTCCAATAATTTTGGTGCGATATCCTCCATATTTCATCCTTTCTATTCCTTCTTAGAATCCTGCAAGGTCTCTCATTTTATCTTCATCGATATATCCCGGAATTGCCTGGTTAATTTTGATTGCTCCATCTCCGTAGCTGCATAATGCCGCAGCATCCGGCTCAAACACGGGCTCCCATTTTGGTTTAGTTAGATATAATTGCTGGCGCTGATACGGAAAATCATCTCTCAAACATGCTGCCAGATATCCCACATTTAAAAATCCTGTACCGAATGTTCTTTGCGCTTTTCTTGCAATCAGTCTCAGATTTTCGTGACTTGCTTTAATCGCTTCGGCACTGGAAGGATTTTCTGTTACAAACCCGAGGTCATCCATTGTCAATCCTGTTTCCCCGGCAAATAATCCGGCAAACATTTTTAACTGCTCTGTGTACGGCGCCATACTCTGCTGTTGAAATTGTCCAAGCGATGGCTTGTCTCCGTCCTCATCCTTTGTGATTTCAAGCAATGAGGACATTGTTGCTTTCCATTTATCCAGTGGATCAGAATCTGATGATGTTCCAACAACATATTTTTGTGGGAATGAATAAAATTCCGCTGCTATTTCAGAGCGTTTTACTGTTCTCATTGCACTGTTTACAATATCCATGCATGCCCGGCTGATTCTACTGTGTCCGAATGGTCTTGCCGCATCCGGGCGAAATATAATCGGGACCAAGAGCGGATATGGTGCATTATTTGAAATATCTCTATATTTTCCAGCTTGGTAAATTCTCGTATTACCTGCTGTAAAATATGCTTCTGTTATCGGTGTCCGGTTACTATCCCTTTCCAGTACTGCATATCCCTCTTTTAACAGGCCTGTTGACTGATCTATGATTCCAGTTGCGTTCCCTCCATCAATCACACGAAGCGCAGGATATCCATTTTCGTCTTCTGAGATATAAACGAAGCAACAAGAAGAAATCAAAGCAGACAAAACCGCACTATCGAAGAATGTGTCCGGATTATTCATCAAGAAGATTTGTCCGATATCAAAATTATCATCTGCAAATTCACGAAATACGATACGGTCAGCCAGATTGTCAACCGCTTTTCCGCACCACCCAAGAACGGACTGTAAATTCCGAAGTTCCGGAGGAGTAGATATTCCAAAGTCTTTTATTCTATTTTTCATTTCATAGTAGTTATATCTCATTCTTACACGGCCTTCTTTTCTGCTCAGCCTTCTTTTGAGGTATTTCACACCTTTGTAATTTTCCATTTCATTCTCCCCTTTTTAATTCCATTGTGAACTATCATTTGCCTTCCGTGTGTTTTTTTTCACAGTGACGGCGTGAAGGTCACAGCACCATAATTTTGGGGGGTATGCCCCCTATCCTTATTTTCTTTTTAATTGTTTTATGTGCATCCAATCAAATGTATGAGGCAGTAGCCGGTTGCTAATTACTTCTTCTTTTTTTTCTGTTACTTCAATCAGCTTATCACTCTTCTGCCTGTTACATGTCCAATGAGCCAATTGCAAGTTGTCTATATCTGACGGATGCCCACCTTTTGCAACAGGGATAATATGATCAATGCATGGCGACAATGGATGTGGATATTTGTATGAGAAGTCCACAGGCTTTCCACAGATTCCGCAGACTGACTGGGTGGCATATATTTTCTTCTTGTTCCGCTCAAATGCTCCCCGGTGAGTACCATCTCTGTCTGGTCTAAACCCCACTTAAATCACCTCAAAAAAACAGCACCGAAATTTACATTACGGTGCCTAATCATATAATTGCGGAGACAGGATTTGAACCTGCGACCTCTGGGATATGAGCCCAGTGAGCTTCCGCTGCTCTACTCCGCGTTATTTGAGTCAAGTTTGTTGGTTGCCCCTCGCCCTTGATCTCAATTGTATTATAAAACGAATTTTCCGAACAAAACGAACTTTTTTAAAATATTCCACATTTTTTTAAATATTCATCCCGTATCTTAATTCGAATATAATCCTCTTTGCCGGAATATCCAATCTCTTTAGCGATTTTTGTCCATGTCTTGTTTTGTATGTACCGCATCCTAAACACTGCTCTTGCCTGGACATCTTCTATATTTTCTATCCATTCCTCGACAGCTGCTACCTTTGTTTTTTTATTTGTCAGGATTGTCTTTCTGCGATCATACAATGCGTAATCAAATCCAACTACAGCCTGTGGTATAGGATAACCTGTTGAGTAATCATTTATCGTACTGCTACCAAGACCGCTTTCCGATGTAAGCATCTCTGACAATTCCAGTTCCAGTAGAGGAATTTCCCGCTTATACTTTGAATATTCTTTTAAGAGTTTTTTGGTAATCTTTATTCTCAATGCACATCACTCCCTTATCGATATACCGCTACACCTACTCCTCATTTTAGTTCGTTTTTTGCGTTTATTTCTTATGGCTTTAGCAACTACTATACATGGCTCATCTCCTCTATACCCCATAAATGCAATTTGTAACTTTTCTATAGCTTTCGTTGCATATGTTAATGCATCCGCTAAATTTTCACATTTATTCATACAATTTTCTTTATCCATTTTCATCTCCTGAAAGTTTCTTAATGCAATCATTCCAACCTTCTATGTAACTTGCCATTGCAATTCCTTTGGTATCTGAATATGGCAGCTTATCCGGAACTGCTACCAACGGACACCAATCCGGTCTTTTACGTTCATCCATGGCTTTTCCATTTTGATGATGTGATGTTGACTTTTTCGCTGCCATACACCATGCTAATGCTGCAGCCCTTACGCAACATTTATCACAATTCTCTGGCATGTCCATTACTAATACTGCTTTACTCACTTTTTCTTCTCCTGTTCCTCTAAGTCCTCGTATTCTTTCAGCTTGCCGGCTACTTCCTGTAATAGTTCAACCGTCCCTTGAACCTCCATGCCAAAAGGAGGGCTTTGATAAGCATCAATGTACCGTTTCAATTTTTCAGATAAACTCTCCATACATTCTTCCTCCACTTTTCTTTTTTAAATAAAATCAAATATATCCATCTGCCGAGGTCCATCGTCTGGTCCTGCCTCTATATTCGTCCAGAAACTTGAATAGATCACACCGCCTATTTCATAATGCATATACCTGTGACATACTGGCACTTCTGACATTTTCTGGTAACCACATTCTGTTAAAATCAGACGATTTCCGTCGATGTCTGCATAATATATCGCCTCCTGAAATTTCGCTTTCAGCCACGGCGGTACCGGATAAACTTCTTTTGAGCCAAAAATATTTATTGCAATCATATTCGCGATGCCCTTTCCTAATTTTGCGCATAAAAATACCAACCATCGAATATTGATGGTTGGTATATTACCTCATCTAAAATCCCAACTTGCTTTCCATCCATGGAGTTTAGCTATATGTGCAAACTCATCTTTTCTGGCTTTTGGTATTTTAATATTGTATGGCTCAATTCCTACAAAACATGAATTTTCATAGTAACTAATTGTAAAACCCGTTATTTTATATTCCCCTGGATCCTTCCATAATGGGTCTTCGACTTCTGCGCCCACAACAGGCATTATGTCACTTACATATTCCTTTGAAAACATATGTATATCCGGCTCGCCCTCAATTCTAACAGGCTGTGATAATATTATTTTCATTAGTATTCTCCTTTCCTTCTGATAGGAAAATCATACCACTCCAACCATCAATATTCAATTGTCAAGGTTCGCAATCTATACATAAAATCCGACAAAGTAATCAGATTTCATTACATCTCTATGAAATCAAACAACGTTGGCATTTCCATTTCATCCTCTGCAGCCTGCAGATACCCAACACCATCCCTGAAATAATCCGGATTCAGTTCACATCCTCTTCCGTATCGTTTCATCTTCACGGCCGCCATTGGCACCGTCATCAGGCCTCCGAATGGGTCATATACCACATCACCCTCAGAGCTGAATCTGTTGATTATTCTCTCTACAATATCCAACTGCAAAGGACAGACATGCATCTGCTGCCGACGCCTGCTCTGATTTGTATTAAGTGTACGCATTCTGTTGATATCGTCCCATACATCCAAATCATTCCAACTTCCGGGGGCAACTACCATGAACGTTGCCGGAAGTCTTCCATTGGTATC